TCGTAGGTCGATAGTCCCGCAGCGATCTTGAGGATGCTGCCCTCGACTTCGGCCTTCGGATCGACGGCCCCTTTGCCCGGGCCCAACCACTTGCAGCGCGCGTAGGCGACCGCGCACTCGAGGAACTCCGGCACCTGACCGGACGGCATCGGCAAATCCTCGACGTCGAAGACCTCCTCCAGGACCGCCATGCGCACCTTTGCCGCAAACCCGGCCGCGAAGTCGTGCCGGCGGCGAGATAGCGTCTTCCACGCTTCGAGCATGGCAGCACGGGCCGACGAATAGTTGACGTCCGACCAGTTGTTGCTGACCTGCTGCGCCGAGAGGCCGAGGCCCGAAGCGACATTGCGCAGGATCGCGGACTCGAAGTCCGCGAAGTTGCCGGCCGGCCGCGCCGCGGCGATCACGCCCATCTTCTCGCCGGGGTAGAGCGACTGGATCTGGGCGCCGTTGACCGAAAGCCGGCGCTCGCGGTGGAAGTCGGCGCGGCCGGCCTGGTAGCCGGAGAGCGAGTCGTCGTCGGGCAGGGCCGCGCCCTCGCCCATGGCCTGGGCCACCAGCGAGGGATCGAACGGGCTCTCGATGTAGGCACCGAAGATGGCGTTGATCAGCGCTGCATCAACCTCGGTCTCGTCATATTTCACCAGCATCTTCAGGCGCTGCATGATCGGCGTGAAGATACCAGCGCCGCCGCGGTGCTGGCCTGCCCGCTCGCCTACGAAGTGGTGGACGACGACGGGGCGCCCCCACCGCGTCTCACGCTGCACGCGTTCCCAGCTCTGGCTCTCGGCTGCGTTGAACCAGTCGCCCTGGTGAGCCTTGCGGATCCAGTAGGCGATCGCGGCGCCATACCCGTCGACCTCGACCCCTCCCCGCGTCGCCTGGCTGTCGAACACCTGGTAGGGGTTGGACAGCCGGTCGGGGTCGACCAGCTGCACTGCCGTGCAATAGCGCGCCCGGCCCAGCCCGAGGCGTGCCGGAATCCACTGCATGACGGCCAGGGCGTCGCCGTCCACCAGCTCGTGGCGGAAAGCCACCCGGCACATCTGCCCGAACGTCATGTTGCGCGCGGCGTCGCAGTAGTGGCCGGGGTCGTCGGACCAGGAACGCCAGTGGGCGTCCAGCGCCGAGGAGAACTCCTTGGCCCAGATGGCGTCGAAGGCAGCGTTGCCGCTGTGGGTCGCCAGGAAGCGATGGTCAGGCTTGCTGATCGGGCGGAAATTCGCGCCGATCGCGTTGTCAAGCACCCGCGTGACCGAGCCCGAAGCCCAGCCGTCGTTGCGCACCAGGTCGCGGGCCCGGCTGACAATCCGGTCGCGATACTGGTTCAGCTCGCCGTCGGGGCTCCACAGGTAGGGGCTCCACTCGGCCATGTGCTGGCCATGATGGCTCGCGGCGTCATAGGGCGTGCCGCCGTAACCGAAGCGGCCTCCGCCGCCGGCAAGGGCCGAGGTTCTGGGCCGTGCGGGCGGCAGCGGCAGGCCGTCGGCGCCCAGGATGCGGACCTCGCCCATCAGCAGTAGTACGGGCGCAGAGGCCGGCGCGCCTGGACGACGATGCCGAGCGCCACCTGGAGCGACTGGATGTAGGCCATCAGCCCCGGGAGGCTGCTGGTGCCGTAGGTGACGGAGCGCGAGCCGTCCCCCTGCGAATAGGAGGCCGTCGCGACCTTCGCCCCGCAGTTCAGCAGGTTGTACGCGGCCTGCGCCTGCGCGAGGTTCGCCGCCAGCGTGGCTGTCGTCATGCCGGCGTAGAGGCCTTGGGTGATGTACGCAGGGCCCGCAGGGACGGGCGAGACGCCGTAGATGGCTGGCATCGTGTTCCTCCCTATGCGAGCTGGCTTGCGATCGATCGTCGGTGGCCGGGTGTGGTAACCCGCGGGCCCGTCGGGACAGCGGCCTGCGGCGGCGCGCGCGGGACAATGGCGATGTCGACGGCCTCACCGGCCGCATCTTCAGGCGTTGGAACGGATCGAGCGGCGCCGGGCGTCCCGACGATTTCGTCGGCGCGCCTGTTCAATTTCAGTCCGAAGTGCAGCAGCCCGCACAGCGCGGCGTAGGAGTAGACGGCGAGGTCGAGCGCCTCGTTGGCTCGGCCAGGGATCTGCTCCCAGACGCGGTAGCGCTGGCCATTGGCCGCCTTCACCACCGAGCGTTCCGCCAGCAACTGCGAGAAGAACCCCATGTCCCGGTCGGCCGGGTAGTGCATGAAGCCCGGCTTCGGCTGGCCGGGCGCAGGCTGGTCGAGCGCCAGCCGGTAGCGGATCGCATCCTTGGCAGCGTTCACGCCCACAATGACCGGGCGGAACGTCGTCTTGGTCTTGGCGCTCGGCCGCTTCGTCGGCCAGACGGGGGAGCGGGCCCCGCCCTTGGCTGATTCGCCCTTGATCGCCCAGATCCGGCGCCCTAGGCGCGCCTTGCTGAACTCGTAGACTTTCTCCGTGTGGTTCCCGCCCGAGTCCACGCAGGCCGCCATCACGGAGAACGTCCGGCCGTCTGCCCTTGTCCAGGTTCGGCGCAGCAGCGCGTCAACCTCGTCCCACAACGCCGGCGCTCCGGGATCGCCCTCAATCACCTCGTGGGCGATCGACCAGCGCTCCTCGTCGCGGCCCCATCCGACGATCTCGACCTCGACCCGGTCGCCCTGGGTGTCCAAGCCTGCGGTCAGGACCGCTACGCCGTCCGGCACCTCGGCCGCCCAGACCTCGCGTCGGCCCGCCAGCACGCGCTCGCTCAGCACGTTGTCGCCGCGCTCCTCGTAGGGCTCTCCGAGCACCAGGTTGACGAAGGTCTGCCTGGCGAGCGGGTCGTCCTTCACGCGGAGCCACTCGGCCACGAGGCGCGCCCAGGACGCGTTCACGAACAGGCTGTAGCCGGCCCAGATGTGGAACCCGGCGTGGCCCTTGAACGGCCGGCTCGCGCGCCACTCGCCGGCGGCGATCATTGCGGGCTTGTCGGCCTCCTCAATGACGCAGCCGTTGATGCACACGTAGATCGTCGTCTCGGGCAGGTGCTGCCCGCGCTCGTCCTGGCGCCATTTCAGGCCGTGGGGCGTGTCCTTACCGCCCCAGACCAGCGTCTGCATCTCCGCGCAGTGCGGGCACGGCACGTGGTAGCGGCGCTGGTCGCTCTCCTCCCAGGACTTCTCGATCCGGCTGACGCCCTTGACCGTGGGCGTCGAGCCCATGATCACAAGCCGATCAAAAAACGTCTCTCCGCGCTTTTTTCCAAGCGCTATTTGGTCACCTTCGTTGCCGGCACCCCCGATCGGATAACCGTCGATTTCGTCAAACAAGATAACCCGAGCAGTAATCCTACGAAACCCTGCGGGGCTATTTGCGCCCACCAGTGTCAACGACGCACCGTTCTTAAAAATCTTTGAAAGAATGGTCTGATCTGAGTTCTTGGTCTTCTGTTCTCCTGCTATCGCAGCTAAGACCGGAGTATCACGCAACATTGGCGCAATTTCGGTCTTGCTATAAGATTCCGCGTCTTCTGTTCTTGGTTGCACCATAAGAATTGGTGAAGGATCGGCGTGTATAAAAAACCCTACCGTGTGGTCCAGCATCTTCGTGTAGCCAACCCGGGCACTTTTCATGACCGTTATCTCGGTCACTGCCGGGTCGGTCACGGCATCCAGCATGCCGGTTTGATATCCAAAAGCCCTAAACCGTCCCGTCTGAGCAGATGTCTCGCGAGACAAGACCGCATGCCGCTCTGCCCATTGCGACAGGGTGAGTTTCGGCGGCGGCTTTAGATTTGCTCGTCTGGCTGCAAACGCAGCTTGCTGACAACCAATCTTACCTTTTTTGTAACTACTAGGAGATGTTTCCCCCATCCCTAGTCAATCCTTCCAACGCCTCCACTATTGTGCGGTGGAGAAAATCCCGGACTTCAACAACGGTTTTAAACCGCTGTATTTGTGGGGCGCATTCAGCAGGAATTGCCAGTAAGCGCGTTCGCACTAAAGCGTATTCTTTGCCAATGGTGTCAGCCACATCCTCAACCAATACAACTGCGCCGGACTTCTGGTCGTATTCTAATTGATTAAGAAGCGCGAGATAGCTTTCCTTAATGCGCTTCGCTTCGTCTATGGTCCACTCAACGCCCGAGGTTGCTAGAATATTGGCCGCTACCGTCTCAGCAGAATCCCCTTCAGCAACCATCATCCGAGCCGGATCAGTCTTACCGCTGTCCAATGCGGAAACGCTCCCGCCCTTGCGATACTTCTGAAGCAACGCGTTGGATGCTTCCACATCCACCATGGCATCCCGCATGATCAACCGGTCAAGCTTACCCCACTGAGTTACAGCGGCTCGGCTGACGCCGTGCATGGATGCAAATTCTGCCTTTGAGACAAGCTGGGACATCTTATCCGTTCGCAGCCAACTTAGCCGCTCTCCGTGTAGCAGCTTGCATCCTTGCGCGTTCCGCTGCCGCCGCGCGCCTTGCTGGATCAGCCCATTGCGCCACCGCCTTGGCGCGCTGCGCTTCTCGTACATCCGGATCGGCAAAATGGGCCTTCACCCGAGCCGACTGTTTCCGGCGCTCCTCGCCATCCTTCCACCGAGCGGCTTGCCCGGCACACATGGCGGCCTTTGCGTCTGGAGCATTCAGCGCAGCCTTCCGAGATGCATGAACATCCGGGGCTGCCCAGGCAGCCAACCCACTCTTACTTATGGCCGCCCTTGTTTCCGGCTCATTCAGCCTTGCAGCATGAGCTGCGCGCCACTCGGGCGACGATCGCAGCGCTCGCTGCGAAGCCGCATATACCGGGTCTGCCCACTGAGCATTCATAGCAGCGCTTGCCGTTGCCCTAGCCTCTGCCGTGCCCATCAGAGCCGTAGCGCGTGCTCGAAAATCCGGGTTCGCCCATCGTGTTCTGGACCGTGCAGCCTGTGCCGCTCGTGCACCCGGGTTCGCCCACGCTGCCTTAGCGCGTAACGCTGCCTCATCCCGTTTCTGCGGTGCCTGGTAAACAACCTTTAAAGCCGCGCTCAATTTGGCCAGAGACGCAGGGGCGCGAAGCGCCTCCATGACTTTGGCTTTCACCTCGGGGACCTGCATACGCGCCTTGGCGCGCTCAGCGTGAACGCCTCGCAAGCCGTTCACGTCCCACGCGGCCTTGATCTTGGCAGTGACTTCTGCGCGCCTTGATGTTGATGCCCATAGCCGCGCATGCCCAGCTCGTATACAGGCCACGACCTCGGGATTGTGAAACGCGTTTTTCATCCGTGCGCGCTGCGCTTCACACACCGCAGCACTGTGCTTTGAACCAACGGCACCCTCGCCGCCATCAGTCAGATTACACAGAGGGCCATTGGGCTTCCGCCCTATGCGCGAGATCGTGTCGATCTCTAGCGCGAAGGCTTCGGGCTCAGTTAAGCCGGACGCCAGCTTAACAATTTCTGGTGCCACACCAGCAGCGTGCATGCGCCGAATGACCTTGGCTTTTGGCGACCTTTCAGCCCGCGCAGAACTGAAATGGTGCCGACATCTCCGCCCGCACCCCTTCCCCACGTAGAATGGGGATCCATCTTCACGAAGCAGCATGTAGACATAGAAGTCACACCGCTTCTGCGGTAGCGTCTTGTCAACCATCCTACGCTCTCACTCAGCTTGGGTTGGCCAGAAGCCAGACGCTGTTTGCAGCAGCGTTTGGCTTCACTGTTCTATCAAACATCTGTTAATTGTTAAGCAAATTTCAAAGTTTCACAGCTAGTTGCGCATCGGGGTGTGAATTACCCGTGTTTCCAAAGGCTTACAGGAAGGACCCATGAGGGGGGTGCATGGCTCCTTCAGATGTTCAACCTCCGGCACATGGCTCCGACCATCCGTCCGGAACGCTGCCATCAGGGCCGCGCGGTCGCCAGGGCTGCCGTCAGGGCCGCGCCCACCACCCCCTGCACGTTCGCCGCTACGACCGTGCGCACCGTCTGCTCGAAGGCAAACTTCGGCTTGTATTCGGCGCTGGCCTCAAACGAGATCAGGCGCTGGATGTGATCGTTCGGCAGGCGCAGGAAGAAACCGCCAGGTCCCTTGCCGTTCGGGCCCGAGCCGGTGAACTTGACGACGGTCGTGCCTTTCCTCGGACCCTTCCCAGCCTCGGCCATCTCCGCCAGTTTGGAGACGTAGCCACGTGGCAGGTTGCCCGCCGCACTCAGTCGCGCACCCACCCCTGGCAGCGTCAGCGCGCGCGAGACGATGCGCGTGTTGTTGCTCGGCGTGCGCGTGCCACCAGCGATCTCCAGGCCCAGATACTGCGCCTGCAACGGCTTGACAAACACCCGGGACTGAAGCGTGTCCTTCCGTGCCGCCTCAATCCCGATGCCCTGCCTGGTGAAGCCCACCATGTGGGCGAACACCTTCTGCATCTCGTCCTGAGCGCCACGCTGACCCAGCTTGGCCAGGGTTGTCAGTGCCCTCGCGATGGCAAACGGGATCTGCTTGCGAGCGATGTCGTCGAGCGCCGCGGTGGCAGCCTTGCCATCGGCCCGGATGTCGATCGTGACCGGCATCACCCCACAACCCTGACTTGGTGCGGCCCCAACACCACCGGTGTGTCACGCCCGAACAGGCTGAGCAACAGGTGCACACGGTTGCTCGCCGACATGGTGCAGATCCCGCGGAACCGCGTGAACGGCCCGTCCAGCACTTCCACCTCGGTCCCAGATGCGATCGGCTGCCAGTTCGGATCGGGCGGCTCGGCGCTGTCGATAATGCCGTCGCCTGCTCTACCCTGCGACTGCAACGCCTCGACGATGCGGTCCGGGATCGGGATCGGATGTTCCGGAGAGTAGCTGATGAGCTTGCGCACCCCGAACGTGCTGGTGATCGGGCGCCATTGCTCGCTGTTCCGGTCAAAACGCACGAACAGATAGCGTGGAAACACCGGGCGGGCGACCGCATGCTTGCGCGGTCCGCGCGTGTGCCGAGCATCGATCTGCTGCACCTCAGTGTCACCCGGCGAGAATTTGGACGGACGGCGGATCAGCATCGGCAAATAGGTTTGGAACTTCTGGCGGGTCAACTCGACCAGCACCTCGTGCTCCGCGCCAGGGTGGGTTTCGACCACGTACCAGCGGGCGTCGGGAGAGGGGCTTGAATAGCTACCGCAGGTCTGGGCGCAAATCGCATCCCGAACCGCACCACGGCCAATAAGCGAGTCAAGGCGGGTTGTCAACACACCTGGCGCCTTTGGCTTACTCCTCTGGGTCATGCGGCCTCGCTCAGTCGGCCACTGGCGTGCGGCGTGCAGTCGGGCATCAGGGCGCTCCACGATTCATGGCGGCGAGCAGATCAACCGGCCAAGCTGGAGGTTCGGGAGGTTCGGGAATCGGCATCCACCACCACCATTTTGATGAGCCATCAAAATCGATCCCGACAGCAACCCACCCGTCCTTGCCGCTCCATCGGCCCAGCGTAACACCGCTTTTACCGAACATGAGGATCGTCCTGCCATCTCTCGGGGCGGTGGTGTCGCGCTGCCACTCGCCCATCACTCCTCCACCCCCCGCTGCATCGGCTCACCCCGGTCCAGCCCCGCATACCGTCCACGGTCGGGGTCATCGGAGGCGTGGACGGGGATCGTGCTGGCAGATATGCGAGACGCCGCTATGGTCGGATTAGGTAGCGGACGTGTTTTCCACTCTGCAGCCTCCCATAACTTGATTCCAGGGTCGTGGGCGTGAGTAGCTTCCTCGACGGTGCGTTCCGTATCCGCGACCTTTTGAGCCACCAGCGGTGCCTCCTGGCCAGTTTTTGAGCCCGTCTGCCCCTCTGGTCCCCGCTCAACCGCCGGATACACGCCAGCAGCGGCCCAGCGGACGAAACGATTGCCTTTCCGGACGTAGGTGTTGGCAAGAACCTCCATCAGGTCCACGCGCTTCGCCTGCTCGTGGCGCCACTGGCCGTAGTAAAACCACCTGCCCCGGTCCAGATCGTCCACCTCCTCCCGCAGCCGCTCGGCCTCAGTGCGCAGGTCCACCGCCTCAGCGTCGAGGTTCGCGTATTTGCGGGAGAGAGCGGCGAGCTGAGCGGCACGACTGCGGCGTCCGACGAACAGACCAGCGGTGTAGCCCGAGGTCACCAGGACCGCCCAGACACCCACGGCGAACCACAAGGGGTGCTGCTCGCATCCGATGGCGTCGAGGGCACGGCGCTGGGCGGGCGTACGGCCGGGGTGCTTGGGTACGGTCATGGCGCAGGCTCCTGCGAGGTCGTGGGCGGCACTTCCGGGTGCAGACGATGGCGCCAGACCGTTCGAGCCGCTGGCGGTGCCTTCGCGGGCGTTTTTGAAGCGGTCTCGCGTAGGTCCGCAGTCATAGACCATGTTTTCGAAACCACGCGGCCAGGATTACCCGCATTTCGTCGTCCTTTGCGCCGTCAAACCCAGACTGCCGCGTGACGACGCCCCATGCGATAAAGATGACGCCGATCACGATGTATGCCACTCCGCAAAAGAAGCCCGCCCAAAAGTCGCTCACGTCCCATCCTCCCTGATCTGACAGCCATTGGCCCGACAGTCAGGCGACGAGCAGCAGCACTGTCGGGCGATCCGCATATGCCACGCAAACGCCCTAGGAAGCCCGCCTGATGCCCTCTGGTTTTGGACGGTCAATCCCCGTGTCCTGGGCTTTGACCGACCCAGGCGACGCGCTGTGGCGGCTGGCGACCCGTTTTAACACCGCAGACAAGCAGACGATGACGAGCGTGGACACAATTACCAGAAAGTCCCCCAACATCGCGACGATCATAAGCACGTGGTAAAACCCGTTCACGCCCCACCCTCCCCGCGCTCGCGCACCGCAGCCGCCAGCTCGCGCATCAGCCCGTCGATGTGCGCGCCACGGTCCGCACACGCTTGGTCGGCGATGGCGAGCTTGGCGGCAAGGCGCCCGATCTCCGCGTTGCGGGAGCGGCGGCCCCACCAGACGGCCAGGGCGGTGTTGAGCGCGGTCACGGCGACGGCGAGGGCGGCGGCGAGGGCGAGCCAGGGCCAGGCGTTGGGGATCATGGGGTGGCTCCGGGGTGCGGGGTGCGTGCGAAAGTCACCAGAGATCGCGGCAGGGAGGCCACCGTGGCGCCGTCAAGCGTGTCGTTGTCGGTCGCATCGCCGCAATCCCGCATGGCCTGGACTTTGCCCAGCAGGACGTGCGCCACGTCACGCCACGCATCGCGCTCAGCGCGGATGCTGGCGAGAGTCCAGGCGGTGAGCGCAAACGACACCGGCGCTGATGCGCATAAGGCCGCCAGAATCGTGAAAGCCGCGATCTGGGCGAAACGATGGGGTGGGGGAGTCCTGACCGTCACGCCTGCTCCTCCCCCAGCAGCCGTGCCTCCAGCTCGCGGACGGTCTGAGCGCAGGCGCGGCTGCGCGCACCACCTGTTCCACCTCGAAGCCGTTTGCAAAACCCTATAGTAGTCATTCTGTTATACTCTTCAGAATGGGGAGAGAGGTAGTTACAGTAGTTACAGCACTGAGAACGCTTGTAATTTTTACGCAACCACTCGCGCAACCACCTAGCAGTGTAACCACCTCCAGACGCAGGTTCGCGTAACCACCCCCTGTTTGTGGAGTGGGCATAACCACCTCATGAGCCCGAGCCCGGGAGGGGCGGTTCCGTTTTCCGGAACCATGCGCGACGTGGCTTTCGCCAATCTCCCGGCGCACGGACCAGGCGCCGCTCCCAGCCCAGTGCGGTCAGGATCGCGGCCACGCGCATCTCCTCCCGTTTCCCCTGTCGCTCCCGCGGGATGCCCAGCGTCGCAGTGAGGATGTCCGGCACCCGGATCTCCATCTGCTGCGCCACCGAATCATGGATCAGGTCGTGCCAGACGTCTTCCGACATCCGCTCCGCCTGCCTCGCCGTGGCCTGCTCCCGCGCGTCAGTGTCGGCCAGCCACAACGCCTCGCCGGACGCTTCCCGGGCCGCCGCCTCCGCCCAAAGCTGCTGTCGGTTCGCTTCCACCCAGTCGGCGTCGGCGAACAGGCACAGCACCGGCCAGATGCGCCGGTTGCCGCTGGTGTCGCGGAGATAGTCATCGGCGTTGGTCGTGCCGATCAACACGCCTTGTCGCGGCCGCTCGACGTAGTTCTTGGCGTAGGGCGGCCGGTAGCGGTCGGTGCTGCGGCTGAGAAACGCCTTGATCGTCTCGACCTCGTTGCGGATGAGGTGCTGGATCTCGGCAAACTCAAGCCCCCACACGCCAAGCAGTCCCAGTGCCGCGTCGCGCGAGGCCAGGTCCTCCGGGATGGCGTCGGAGAACCACCGCTCGCCGAACAGCGCTTGGCAGGCCCGGCTCTTGCCGATGCCCTGGGCGCCTTCCAGCACCGGCATGTGGTCGAACTTGCAGCCGGGCTGGCGCACGCGCCGGACGGCGGCGATCAGGAACTTGGCTCCGATTGCTGCATGGTAGTCGTCATCCGGGCATCCGAAGGCGGAGCGCAGCCAGGTGTCGAGCCGCGGCGTGCTGTCCCACCGCAGCGTCGCCAGCCAGTCGCGCACCGGGTGGAAACGCCGGCGCTCGGCGGCCGTGACCATCGCCTGCTCGACGGTCTGCTGGGTGATGCGCCCGGACCAGATGCGCTGCAGGTAGGCTTGCACCAGTGCCACGTCGGCGACGCCCCACACCCGCGGGTAGGGTCCCGGCAGGAGCTGCTCGCCATCCTCCGACGGCGGCGGGCTGCGCAGGATCAGGTGCTGGGCGTTGAACTCGTCGTAGCCGACCATGCCCGCCAGCGGCGGGTCATGCGCCAGGATCAGCAGGACGTTCGCCAGCGTAGGCTGCACGACGCCCTTGTCGTTCTTCTGCAGCACCGCCAGCAGGTGATGGACGCCCTTGTTCTGCCCGCCACCGCGGCCGTCGGCGAACATGTCGATGACCTGCGCGGCTCGCTCGCCGGGATCTGAGGGTGGCATGTCGTTCACCGGCCGGCCCATGCAGCCTCCAGTGGATGCCGGTAGCCCCCACGGAACGCCGAGCGGATCGTGTCCTTCGCCTCAAGATGCGGTACCGACCGGGCTCGGGCTGCGGCATAGAGCGCCTCGACCGCCTCGCTTTCGGACAGGACGCCGGCGGCGCAGTGCCGGGCCACGGCGAAGGCTTCCTTATTGAGACAGTCATTCGCTCCGCCGGACGGCGCCGAAACCACGGCGTCGATCGCCCTGTGTAGTCGGCGCCGCGCCCGCGTGTCCATCGTGCATGTGGGCATCGCCGGCCGGGCCGGTTCCGACGGCGGCGCCACCGCGCGCAGCAGCCACGCGGGCGCCGTCGGCGGCGAGACGTCCCAGGGTGCGACCAGCCAGCGGTAGGGCCGGCCTGTCGTGATGTGGACCGACGGCGGGATCGTGACCGACAGCCTCCCCCTGCGCGGATCGATGCCCGGCGCCGGCGTCCCGGTCTTGCCTGAGATGCGTTCGTCGTCGTGTCGGAAGAACAGCGCCGCCCCGCCGCCACCCGAGCGCGTGCGGGGCTGCGGCGGCAGGTGGCCGTGCTGGCGGACCAGCGCTGCCATCGCGGAGATGCCGTCGGCGGCGTGGTCTGCGCCGGGGACATCGAGATCCAGAGCCCACACCCCGGAGCCGTCCATTACCACGCGCCATCCGCAACCCGGGAACTCCCAAGCCCACATCTCAAGCTGGCTCAGGTCGCACGTCGCCGCGTCCGTGCCGCCCTTGATGCAGCCCCGCTTGTCGCGCGTGCTGCACGGGTAGAGCCGCCATCCCATCAGGGCGACGCGCTCGACGTCGGGGTGCAGCGCCGTCATGCGCCGACGCCCATCTCGGCTTCGAGCCAGCCGATGCGGCGTGCTTCCACAAGGGCAAGAGCCCCAGCGCAGGCAGCAGATTCGCTCCAGTAGAAGCCGGTTTTAGACGCCCTCATACCAGTCGATGTCTCGTAGATCGCCCAGAACAGGCCATCCCGGCGAAGTTCGTATGGGCCGACTTGGTCACGCCCCCGCAGCCACCCGCGTAGCCGTTGTGATGCGGTGCCGAGCTGTGCGACATTCGTCATGCTGTTGCGCCTCCAATGCGCTCAGTCGAGGCGGTGTCCGCTCCAACGGACGCCGCCTCATGTTCCGGCGTGCCGGGATCGCCTGGCAGCCGCCACTGCTCCGGGACGTGCACCAGGTCCCAGGTCAGCTCGAAGTGCTTGCCCTGCGCGTCCTCGGCCACCCGGCCGGACAGCGCCCAGCCGTAGCCGAACCGGTCGCGCAGCTCGCCGGCGTAGCTGCCGTCTGCCTGCCGGCGTAGCGTGCCGGTGCCGTGGGTGGTGCCGAGCGCGGTCATGCGGCAATCCCGTGCGGTAGACCCCAAGCCGTCATCTGGGCGATGGCGTCGCGCAGATTGTCCACGACAGCCACTGGACAGCCGGCAGCGCGCAGGGCTGCGTGGCGCTCGATCTGGTCGTGCGACGGCTTGCCGCCCGGCTTCTTCAGCTCAAGCAGGTAGCTGCGACCCTGATAGACGAACTGGACGTCGGGGAAGCCTGAGACGACGCCCCGCATCTTCCGGTTCACGCCTTCAAGATTGATCCTCTTGCCGCTGCGCGTGATCGTCGGCTTGCCGCTGTTGCGCACCTCGTGGCTGCACCAAAAGAGACCCGCCCGGGACGTGAACCCAGGTGACGCCACGCCGTAGGTCAGCGTCTTCTTCAACGCGATGTGGAACCCGTCCTCAGACGGTGCCGGTGCCACGCCCGGCTTGCGCTTCACACGCTTGCGCAGCACCGACTCGGGCAGCGGGTTGCCGAAATTGTCACGCGCCACGAAGTCGTCGTCGGTGCCGCTCACACCAGCACCACGGAATGCGAGGACCGCGTGACGCCAACATAGAGCAATTGTTGCATCTCCAGCGAATTGCCGCGTTGCCTCTTTCGGATATCGGCAATATCTAGAAAGCAATTTTTAAATGTCGATCCTTGGCTATTATGCACAGTTAAAGCATAGATTGACTGCATCTTGGCAAGTGCCGTGGTAAAGTCGTGGAAATCCCCCCACCGCGACTTCGTGTGCCGCGCCTCGTCCTTGATCCGGTTCACCACGGCATTGTATTCGTCCTGCCCGATCGGCAAATGCACGCTATGCTCCAGCCCGTCGTCCTTGGTGAGGTGGACACGCCAGCACGCGAGCCGAGCGGTCCATCCTACGCAGTCGTCAGCATCCGGTACGTCGAATCTGAACTCTGCCTCCTCGACGCTGCGCACCGTGACCTCCTCGTTGGTCGACAAGATCACGGTGCGGTCGCGGATCACCGGCGCGCGCAGCATCGCCCGTTCACCGGGCATGAACGGGGTCGGAATGTCGTCCCCGTAGCGCCACTGGCGCACCTGCCGGTTCACCTGGTCGACCTTGGCGTTGGTCCAGGCCAGGTAGCGGTGGCTGTCCGGGTCGGTGTCGAATCCGGGCGAGGTGAACGCCTTGCGCATCCACGCCGCCGCGTTGTCCGGAGTGAACAAGCCCTCGGCGGCAGTGTGGTCTGACTGTGCCCATGTCCAGTCCACGCCTGCGCCCTGCGCCGCGCGGATCGCGCCGGCTGCCGCCAGGATCGGGTTGCCCTCGGCTTGGCGCACGATGGTGTCGAGGTGGCTGCGCGATGCGGTGGCGAAGGATTCCGAAGCCGTCTCGCCGACCGGCGGAAGCTGCGCGGGATCGCCCACGAACAGCACGAACTGCGAGGTCAGGTGTCGGTGGATGTGCACCATCATTTCGCGGCTCAGCATGGAGCATTCGTCGACCACGACGACGTCGGCTGACACAGGGTCGGCTCGCCTGTCGCGCACGAACACCTGCCGGTCGCCCTTGTTGTCCGGCTTGAGCGAGAGAAGCGAGTGGATGGTGCGGCAGTCG